TATTATCTAATTTAAAATCATATACAACTGAGGAGTTATTGGATGTATTTATTAATAAATATTTAAGCTCAAATACGACAATTGACAATGAGATATACATTAATTTAAGCGAAAGTAATACTGATATTGATTTAAGTTAATAATTCAATTATAATAATAGTATGCTGGTTTAGCTCAGATGGTAGAGCAACTGATTTGTAATCAGTAGGTCGTGAGTTCAAATCTTACAATCAGCACTTTAATAATATATTATTAGGAATTATAAAATGACTATTAAAAAACAAGTTGGGCGACCAAAATTTAAAATAACAGATGAAACTAAAAGAACAGTTGAAAAATTGTCTGGTTTAGGACTTCCGCAAGAACAAATAGCTGAAACAATTGGATGTTCTGTTGACACAATGGTTAAATATTTACAACATGAAATAACAATAGGTAAAGCAAAAGCAAATAGTAGTATATCTCAAAAATTATTTGAAAAGGCTATGTCGGGAGATTCTGCTTTATTGATATTTTATGCCAAAACTCAAATGAGATGGAAAGAAACAGATAAATTAGAAATTACTGGAAAAGATGACGGCCCTATTGAAATAAGTGATGCAAAATCAAGGTTGTTAAGTGGAATAGTTGTCGAATATAAAAAAGATGAATAATGTCAATTAGTAAAGCTGAATTATTTGCAAAGTTATCAAAAGAAGAACAAATAAAAAGAATTAATTTATTATCAGATGAAGAAGCTGAGCTATTGTCTCATGATTGGGACTGGTATGCTCGTGATAAGCAAAGATTCCCTAATAATAATATAAAATGGACTTATTGGTTAGTAATGGCTGGTCGAGGTTTTGGTAAAACTCGTGTTGGCGCAGAATGGATAAGAGAGCAAGTTAAAACTAATAAATATTGTAATCTTATGGGAGCAACCAAGGATGATGCTATTGATATTATGATTGAGGGTGAGTCTGGTATATTAGCTATATGTAATAAATATGACCGTCCAACATATAAAAAAGGTAATTTATATTGGCCTAATGGTGCAATATCTCTAATCTTTTCAGCTGAGGAACCTGAGCGATTAAGGGGTAAGCAACATATGAAGTTATGGGCTGATGAATTAGGTGCTTGGAAGTATCAAGACTCTTGGGATCAGGCGGTATTTGGTTTAAGATTAGGTAAAAATCCACAAGCATGTATAACAACAACTCCTAGGCCAACAAAATTAATAAGAGAATTACAAAAAGATAAAGGTACAATAATAACAGTTGGTACAACTTATGATAATAAGTCAAATCTAGCACCAACCTTTTTTAATAGTATAATATCAAAATATGAGGGAACAAGGCTTGGTCGACAAGAATTAAACGCTGAGTTATTAGATAAAAATGAAAATGCTTTATGGAACTTAGAGCTTTTAGATGAATTAAGGGTAAAAGAATATACATCGTTTAGTAGAATAATAGTAGCAATAGATCCAGCAACAACATCAAATGAAAATAGCGACTTAACTGGTATAATTGTTGCTGGTAAAGGTGAAGATGGACATTATTACATAATAGAAGATTTAACGATGTTAGGAAAGCCATCAGAATGGGCATCTGTTGCTATTAATGCATATCATAAACATAGAGCTGATAGAATAGTAGCAGAAGTAAATAACGGTGGTGATATGATTGAAGAGGTTATTAGAAATATTGATAATAATGTATCATATAAAAAGGTGCATGCTACAAGAGGTAAAATAATAAGAGCTGAGCCTATATCTGCATTATACGAGCAAAAAAAGGTACATCATATTGGTACTTTTAGTAAATTAGAGGATCAAATGTGTAATTTTACTGGTTTAGATACAAAAGAAAAAAGCCCAGATAGATTAGATGCTATGGTATGGGCTATGACTGAATTGTCAGAAAATAAAAACGGTGGATGGCTTGACTTTATAGACCAGGAAAAAAATAAAAATAAATAATTTTATTATATCTTTATGTTTTTTATTAAAATTCTAGTATATAAAACTTTATTATTTAATCTTAAATCTTTACCATCTAACCCCTTTTTTAATCCAACAATTTCAAATTGCTCTGGATTATATCTGTCTAAAAATGTAAGTGGAACTCCCATTATACCTTTATAATCGCAAGGTATATTTTTTGTTTTAGATACTTCAATAGCCGTATGATTGTCATAATTTGAATAAGTTTCTGTTGAATACTTTGCATTTAAGTAAATATCTTCATTTTTTTTATTATGTGTTAAATTAGTAAACCATGCTGCATTAACTTCCTTATCTCCACCATCTTTTGTTTTAAAAAACATACCTCTTGGACTGACACCAAGCCATAATTTATTGTCTTTGACTAAATTAAATATATCTTTACAAGCAATCGAATTCATATTACCAATTATTAAAAATTCTTTATTGTATTTATTTAATTGATCCATATATTCTCTAAATAAAGAAAATGGCGGGTTAGTACAAACAATATCTGACTGCTTTAAAAGTTCAATGCACTCTTCACTTCTAAAATCTCCATTATCTTTCAAATATGTTTTATTCTCTATAATCAGTCCATTATTATTCACTATGGTTATACACTCTAATTTGTATAATTGATCGTATAAATTATTATCTTTGTAGTGAGTAAATATAAGTTTTTTTATCTTATATTCATTTAATTTGGATTTAAAAAAAATATAGAAATTTGACCATTCAGGATCATCACAATTACAAAATACAACTTTATTTTCAAAGTGATGTTTGTAATGTTTTAATTCATTTTCTATGTAAATTAACTTTGTATAAAATTCATCATTTTTATTTTTTTTAGCTTTACTTAATTTGCTATTTAAATTCATTGTTTTTTCTCCTATTATTATATTAAACTAATTTAAAATATTGTCAACTTATATCTTACTTTTTTTAACTACTATTTGATTATTATTTAATTCTTTACATAATTTATTTTTAAAATCTCTTGTGTTTATAATTTTAAGAGTTTTTTGACAATCATATTTTTTTAAAAATTGTAATACATCTTCTTTTATAGTTATATTACAATCAATTACTAAATATTTAACAATTTCTAAATATCCATTATAAGCACTCCATCTTAACGCAAAATCATCTTTAATATTAATATTAACCCCTTGTTCTACTAAATATTTAATAATATCTAAATGTCCATTAGAAACACTCCAAATTAAAGCATAATCATTATTAGGGTGAATTTTTTCACCGTTTTTTATTGATTTATTAATAAATTCTAAGTACATTTTGTTTATCCTTTTGTTATATTTTTGATTTTTTAACTACTATTTCATTTTTATTTAATTCTTGCTCCAATAACCATTTTCTATAAATTGGATTAATCTCTATTTTTTTAATTAGCTCATCTTTTATTAAATTAAAATCATCTTCATAATTATAATTATTGCATAACGATACATGATAATCTATATTAATTCTTGCTATAACAATATATTCATTATATGATTTTGTTAGTATTTCAAATATGCTAATATAATTTTCATAATCAAAGTAATAAAATGACTCAGCATTAATATCAATAAAAAATTGTTTAAACTCAACTAAATCGTTAATATATATTTTTGATACTTGCTTATGATTGCTATTTAATATATTATATCTTGCTTTTTCCATTATATTTTACCTCATTTTTATTATTTAATTGTTTTTCTAATTCTAATTTTAATAATATTTTATTTAAAAAATCATCTTCTAAACATAATATATAAATATAATTATTAGTAAATAAAATTTCATAAAATATTGTATTCCAATATTTATCAGAACTTATATTAACTATAAGATTATTATTATTTAATTCATTTATTATATTTGTAATATTTGATTTGTTATAATAAATTAAATGTTGTGTATTGATAATTTGTTTCATTATATATTTTATATTATAGTTGTTAATTATTTCAATAGTCATGTTTCCCCCCGTTACTCAATTATTAAATCGATAAGAGTAACTTAAATTTTATGTTTAATTTTTTCTACTGTATTTAAAGATAACTCACCTTTTAATTTAAAATATAATATAATGTTATCATATTTACTCTTATAAAGATCTAAATATTTTTTAGTATAATCTTTTTCTAAAATAGCATATTCCATTATATCCATCATTTCATTTATGTGTTTATCTTTTGTGCATAAAACTATATCATTAATTAATTCAATATTTTTATCGGTTCTATTTTTATTATATTTTACTACCTTTGAATAATTTTTAAAGAATATAGCATCTTCTTTTGTAATTTCTTTTATCATTATATCTCCTATTCTTAAAATATCTTATTTCTCATATATTTGGCTAGTGTGCTTATTTATAAATATGATCCTTTAATTCTTCACCAGCTTCAATCAATTGCTGACATGCTATATTAAATAATTGGTCGTCACTATATTTTGAATAGTCACTATCTCTTTTACCAGTTGTTTCATATGCAATATCTTTACCAATCTCAGTATTTAACGGGAATAAGTGTGTTATGTAATCAATGCTTTTTTCTCTGTTCATTTTATTTCTCCTTTTATTATTATATATTTTAAACTAATTTAATTTATTGTCAACTATTATTTAATCTTTACAAACTTATTATAATAGTATATAATTATAAATAAAAAGGTTAATTAAAATGAGTGAAAAGAAAGATAATTTTTTAAAAAGATTAACTCAATCAACAAAATATATTGTTCAGGGTGTTAAACCTGATACATGGTTTAGTCCAATACAACCAATTCAACCAATGGCTCAACAAGCAGAGGGTAGACAGTATGACTATACACCAGGATTAAATATACAAATACAACCTCGTGCAGAAGAAGTACACGGCTTTAAAGAATTAAGATTATTAGCTGATAATTGTGATATCTTAAGAATTATAATTGAAACACGTAAAGACCAAATTAAAAAATTAAAATATGATTTTAAAATTAATAACAAAAATAATAAAGATGTTATTTATGATAGTAGAACAGAAGAATTAAATAATTTTTTTAGTTCACCTGATAAACAACATACATTTGAAGAATGGTTAGGTGCTTTACTAGAAGATTTATTTGTTATAGATGCAGCAACTTTATACCCAAGAATGACTAATGGTGGTAAATTATTTTCATTAGAGTTAATTGATGGTTCAACTATTAAAAAAGTAATTGATAGTAATGGTCGTACTCCAATTGATGATACTTCCCCAGCATACCAGCAAATTTTAAAGGGTGTTCCAGCAGTAGATTATACATATAGAGAATTAATATATAAGCCAAGAAATATAAGAACTAATAAATTATATGGTTATAGTCATGTAGAGCAAATATTAGTTACTGTAAATACTCAGATCCGTAAATCATTACAGCAACTATCTTATTATAGCGAGGGTAATACTCCAAATTTAATATTTTCAACGCCTAATGAATGGAACCCAGATCAAATTAGAAAATTCCAATTATATTGGGATGAGATTAATCAAAATCAATCAAAATCATTAGCAAAATTTGTTCCAAGTGGTGTACAACCTTTTAATACAAAGCCTGAGCCTTTAAAAAATGAATTTGATGAATGGTTAGCCCGTATTATATGCTATACTTTCTCAATAAATCCACAAGGTTTTGTTAAAGAGATGAATAGAGCAACATCAGAAACTTCAAAAGAAATAGCAGAAGAAGAGGGACTTTTACCAATCATGCAATGGGTAAAAGGTCTTATTGATAGCATTATTATTAATTATTTTGGTTATACTGATATTAAATTTGAGTGGAATTTAGATTTAGAAACAGATCCATTGGTTAAAGCTCAAATTGATAAAATATATGTAGAAGCAGGTATTAAAAAAATTAATGAAATACGAGCAGATTTATCATTAGATCCTTTATCAGATGAAGAATTAACACAAGACACAACTGTTGTACCTAATGATGTTAAATCTATTGTTGACGATAACTCTAAAAAAGCATATAGTGTTGACCTTAAAAAAAAAAGATACTATTAACTAATGAGCTACCATTTGATAAAAAGTTTATGGAAGATGGTAGTACTAAAATACAAAAAGCAATCCAAACATTTTTAAATAGTCAAAAACATTATATAATTAATAATGTTATAAGTAAATATAGCAATATTAATAAGTCAGAAGATAATGAAGATGTAAGCGATACAAACCAATGGATATTGACAGCATTACTTTTAGATTATAGTAATTTACCAATAACTAAATATGATGTTACGGTAGCATTAGAGGAAGTATATATACAATCTGGAAACGAAGCATTAAAAAGCTTAAATAAAAACGATGAGTTTTTAATAGATCAAGTTAAAAAGCAAGCAGTTAAAGATGCAACAAAAAGAGTTGATGAGATGTTTGCTGAAGCTGGTGATATGAATATAATTATTGGTACTAATTCTGGTTTAGGTGATTTAATACAAAAAGCAATGGATGAGGGTTGGTCTAATGATACATTAGCAACAGAATTAGAAAACTCTTTTAATTTTAGCCCTAATCGTGCTGAAATGATAGCTAGAACAGAAACTAATAGAGCAAGTAATGATGCTAGGCTAGTAAGTTATAAGGCTGTTGGTATCAAAAAGAAAAAATGGTGGACTGCTCATGATTCAAAAGTAAGTCAATTATGTCGTCATAATGAACGTGAGGGATCAATTGATATAGATAAAGAGTTTTCAGGAGGTAGTTATGCTCCACCAGGACATCCAAGATGTAGATGCACATTATTAGCAGTATTATTAGATGCTGATGGTAATGAGTTAGATAATAAAGAGATAGAAGATTATTAAAAAGAATAAACCTATTAAATTAGGTCTATTTTATTATTTATTTTCTTTAATTGACTCTTTGTATTTTTTAATATAATAATCTATTTTTTCAGAGTCATTTAATTTACTTACCTCCTTTATATCTTCACTACCATCTTTAATATTTTTAAGTATTTCTTCAATTTGACTCATAATATATTCCTTTTAAATTTACCAATCTGTATAGTTAGTAATATCTATTTCAATTCCATTTATAATTAAAGTAATATTATTACCAATACCTGTTTGGGTTTCTTTTATTCTATAATTTGTTTTATTAAGAATTATTGATTTAAATAAATCAAAATCAATTAATACCTTTTCTTTATTTATTTTATCTTTACTATTTTCTTTCACTATTTCTTCAATTTGACTCATTATATATTCCTTTATAATATTTTTTATAAATTAACTCAGAATATATATATTGTTTAATTGACTCCAACACTAAATCTTTATACTTGTAATTATCTTCTTTAATTAAATTAATACAATCTCTTATTTCTTTTAAAATTATATTAAAGTCTTTATTATCTAACATTTTTGTAATTTCTATTCTTTCACTATCTCTTAATAACGATAAATATTTTATTAATTTAATTAATATTTTATAATTTAAGTATATTTCTTTAATTTTATTCATTTTGATACTCCTTTATTTTTTAAGAATATTAATTTCATAATCAAACGGACACTTTTTAGATTTAGGTTTTTCTTTATCTATAACACTAACATATTCACACATTAACATTTTATATCTTCTTTTCAAACCAAGTAATTCTTTTGTATGCCTAGTATATTCAAATAATTTTACTAATTCATTAATCTCTTGTAACAGTTCTACTTTTTTACTCATTTTTATTTTTCCTCTTGTTATATTATATATTTTAAACTAATTTAAAATATTGTCAACTATTATTTTAAACTTGTTTTATTTAATTCATTATCTATTCTTGATTTACTTATATCTAAATACTCTTGTGATAAGTCAATACCAACATAATTAAAATTTTCTCTTATTGCTGCTTTACCAGTGCTACCACTACCATTAAAAGGATCTAATATAATTCCACCAGGTGGAGTTACTAATCTACATAAATAAGCCATTAAATTAGTAGGTTTAACAGTTGGATGATTATTAGCTGATGGTTTAGTAGTAAATTTATCTTCTACACTTAATTTTTTAAATCCATCTACTGTTGATTGTGTATTATTTCCATTATATATTTTACCTTTTAATTCAAAATTATCTAACCCATCATTTCTATCTTTTTTACTTGCTTTTGCACAATAAAAAAATCTTGAATTGTCATTTGGAAAAATCTTTTTTACTTCTTCACTACCATCATGAATTAAATTTGCTGGCCATCTACCTAAATCATTATTTGGATTGGTTACATCGTTTTTTATATCTTTATATTCAACTCTACAATCATCTATATTTAATCCACCAACACCCCATTTTAATACATTTTCAGAAACTGTTTTTTCAGATAAAGGCTTCCTTGCTAATACCATTGGCTCATGTGCTGGTTTTAAAGCTGTCCCCCATCCATCCCATTGTTTAGCTTCTTCTGTTGATGGTTTTAATTTTCCTAATCTTTTTTTATCAATTTCATCATAATTTGTATCTCTATATACTTGAACTTCTTGTAATTTACCATCTATTGCTTTACTAATATTTAAATTTTTTGGAAAGCCTGTACCATATAACCATAGCATTTGATCGCGTATTTCAAACTCACTATTTTCAATTGCTACTGCCATACGATGATAAGTTCTTGAACCAGAAAATGCTATTAAATGACCACCTGGTTTTAATACTCTAAAACATTCACTCCATAATTCTTCATTATAAGCAATTTTAGTTGAGTCCCAAGATTTACCCATAAAACCAAGTTCATAAGGTGGATCTGTAACTATACTATCAAAATGGTTATCTGGAAATTGCTTTAATTCTTCTATTGAGTTACCTTTTATTAATTTATATTTATTACTCATTTTTATTTTTCCTCTTTTTATATTATATATATTAAGCCAATTTAAAATATTGTCAAGTATTATTTTAAACTTGTTTTATTTATTTTTTTATGTTATACTAATTATAGGAAAAATAAGGATAAAAACAATGATAAACAGTAGAAAAATAGAAGATTTACATCCTATCGTTCAAATATATGCTAATCACTTTTTAGAAAAATGCAAGGAAGCAGGGATTGATTTATTAATAACATCAACTTATAGAGATGCTGAGAGTCAAAATGCATTATTTAACCAAGGTAGAACAACACCCGGACATATAGTAACTAATGCTCGTGCTGGTTATTCTTTCCATAATTTTAAAGTAGCGATGGACGTTGTACCGTTAGTTGATGGTAAAGCTGATTGGAACTCTCCAAAATGGAGTCAAATTGGTCAAATTGGTCGGGGGGTAGGTTTGTTTTGGGGTCATGATTGGATCCATTTTAAAGAGATGGCACACTTTCAATATACTGGAAGAATTAATGACTATACAGAAGCAATTAAACATTTTAGAAATGGTGGTACATTAGAAGAAATAATTTAATATTGATTTTTTATATTTTACACGTTATAATAAAATATAAAAAAAGGATAAATTATGGAAAATGATGAAGTTACACCAAATGAAGATTCACTAGAAGAAATACCGCAAGAATTAGAAGATCAAATGATAAAAGCTTGGTATAAAAGTAAAACCATTATAGGTAATGCTATTGTTGCAGTTCCTGGTGTTTTGTTTGAATTATATAACCAATTATCAGACAATACATCAGATATATTGTCATATCTTAAATCATTAAACATGAATTATTATATTACTGCTATTATTATTATAGCCATCTTAAATATAATTAATAGAAAATATACAACAAACCCTATTAAATAATTTTTATTTATAGTTTATCTAAATATATTAAAAGAAGACGTAATTTTGCTATGTCTTCTTTTGTTCTAAATGAAAAATCTAAATTAACTATTAATTGAGTGTTATTATATAATGATACAGTGCCATCTTCTTCTTTATTAAAATTTATTATTGTATTTTCAAATCTTGCATTTGCATCTTTAACAAAATCAAATATTTCACATATAGCAAGCATACAGTTTAAATGATGTGCTTGACTTGATAAAGTGATGGCTTCTATTATTTTATTATCAAACATAAATAACCCTTTTTATTATATCATATATTAAAATATATAAAATACAATAAAAAAATTTGTTTTTTATATATAAATAGTATATAATTATAAAAAAGGTTTTAATATGTCAATAATTTTATTAGTTTTAAAATATATTAGTGATTTTTTCTCAACAAAAATAGGTCAAATTATTCTTATTATAATTTTATTAATATGTTCTATTATGTACTCTCATCATTTAGGTTATAATAAAGGCGTTATTTTTCAACAAAATATTGATAATATAGCACTAGATAAAGAATTAAAACAACAAGCATTAAAACAAGGTTTAATTCAACAAAAAGCAATTGAAGTAGTTAAAGCAGAGAAACAGATTGAAACAGTTTATAAAGATAGGGTTGTAATAGTTAATAAATTAATACATGACAATCCTCAATTAAATAGTAAAGATTGCTCTATTAATAATACTGATTTAAAAACATTAAACGACTCATTGGATGCTATAAAATGATTAAAATTAGCCTATTATTAACACTTTTATTATCTAGTTGTGCAAATATGCCAAAAGTTGTAAATACAGCTACTTTAATTGCTCCAAATGAAATTATGGAAGATTGCCAAGAATATATTAAACCAAAAGTTGGAACTCCTGCTGAATTTATAAATGTTATTATAGAAAATAAAAAAATATATGCTTTATGTGTTAATCAAAATAAAGCAAAAAAAGATTTTATTTTAAATGAAGAAAAGAAATAAATTAAATATATTTAAAATAAATATTGACTTTTTTAAAATATAACCATATAATCTATTAAGAAGAGTAGTAAATGGTTATGGAATACAGAGGATAACGCCAAACGAACATAACTTGTAATGCATAAGAATGTGGACAGATGCAACGGTGTGCGAATTATAGAGCCGGTCTAGGGTGTAATTAAAAGATATTGTGAATTTAGCCAAGCTTTTATATTGCATAAAGTCTGTAATAAAGTCAATTGCGACAGGGTATATTTTAATAAATATATTTTGATTGTTAAAAGATAAAGCGAAAAATCTTATAGGATTGCTTTGTCTTTAAGCTCTAGGGTATACAAATATAGATGAATTAAAAGAAGTACAAATAACTATAAAACAAACTAAAAGGGTTAAAAAATGAAAATGAAACAAATTTACGGTGAGATTAATAAAACAGAACAACAAGATGATGGTACAATTAAAGTATGGGGTTATGCTAGCTCTAACTCTATTGACTCTGATGGGGAAACTATAACATCTGATGCTTTAAAAAATGCTTTACCTGATTATATGAAATTTGGTGCTGTCCGTGAAATGCATGGTAATAATGCAGCAGGTACAGCAATTGAAGCATCAGTTGGTGAAGATGGTAAAACTTGGTTTGGTGCTCATATAGTAGATCCAATTGCTGTATTAAAAGTTCAAACAGGAACATATAAAGGTTTTAGTATTGGTGGTAAAGTTTTAGAAAGAGATAATTTAAATAAATCAGTTATAAAACAAATTAAATTAGTAGAAATATCATTAGTTGATCGTCCTGCTAATCCAGAAGCCATTTTTACAATGTTTAAAGCTGAAACTATTGACAAAGATATTAATATATTAGATAATGAAGAAAAGGAACAAATAATGGATAATAAAGAAGTTGTTAAAGCAGAAGTTGTTGTTGAAGAAGTTATTAAAGCAGAAGATAATACAGATATTAAAAAAGGTTTATCAGATGTAGCTTGGCTTGCTTCAATTGTTCAAGAATTAGCATATTTGCAAGAATGTATGGAAAATGAAGAAAAATACGAAAAAGATAACTCAACACTTCCATCTGATTTAATTGAAGTAATTAAAACATTAAGTAATATATTAGTAGCTTCTGCAAAAGAAGAAACTGATGAGTTGACAAGTTCAAATGATTATGTTAATATTGATAATGAAGATGATAGTGTTGCATATTCAGAAAAAAATACAGACTTAAATAAATCAGAAGAAATAATTAATTTGTTAAAAGGTTATGGTTTAGAAGTTGTTAAATCAAAAGTAAATGAAGATTTAAACAAATTTGAAGTTTTAAATGAAGAGTTACAAAAAACAATAAAAATTAATGAAGATTTAGCAAAAAGAGTAAATGAATTAGAAAACATGCCTAAACCTGCAAAAGCTTCTTTAATGTCTATATCAAAAAATGAAGAATTAGGTATTACTAATGAATTTGAAGATGTAATATATAAATCTGGTTCAAATGAAATAGATGAAGTTGCAACAGCAATAAAGAAATCTCAAAAAATAAGAAAAAACTACTAAAAATTTAATTTTATAAAAAGGAAATAAAAAATGAATGAAACACAAAAAACTCTTGATGCATTAAAAACAGCTCAAAGTAATCCAATTGCTGATGAATTGTCTAAATCATTTACACAATCAGGATCTGCTATTTCTGGTATTACATACTACGATTTAGAAATTGGAGCAAAATTATTATTTCCAGTTATGACTCCTTTACGTAATCGTATTAGTCGTAATGTTGGTGGAATGGGTATCCAAGCAAACTGGAGAGCAATAACAGGTATTAATACAAATGGTATGGGTATCGGTGTTGCTGAAGGTGCTCGTGGTGCTGTTATGGCTCAAACAACTGCTGATTATTTAGCTAAATTTGCCTTTATGGGATTAGAAAACTCAGTAACATTTGAAGCTGATTTCGCTGCAAAAGGATTTGATGATGTTAAAGCTCTTGCTGTTAAAAATCTTTTACAAGCTACCATGATTCAAGAAGAACAATTAGACTTGGCTGGTAATGCTACTTTGGCATTAGGAACAACTCCTACTCCAACTGTTGCTACTTCTACTACTGGTGGACTTTTACCTACTGCTATTACTTATAATGTAATCTGCGTTGCTTTATCTAAAAAAGGTTATGAACAAGTTGCTGGATTAAATAACGGTACTGTTAATCAATCATTTATTCAAGCAAGTGCTACTTTGGTACCAACTTATACAGTGGTAGACCAAGGTTCTGGTACTTCTTATACAAAAGCAGGTGGTGTTGCTAGAAAATCGGTAGCTACTTCAATTACAACTGGTGCTACTTCTACAAACTCTGTTACAGCAAGTGTTACAGCTGTTGCTGGTGCAATTGGTTATGCTTGGTTCTTCGGTGTTGCTGGTTCAGAAGTTTTAACGGCTGTTACTTCAATTAACTCTGTTACAATTAATAATGTATCAGCTTCAACTGTTAATGCTTCTTTATTTACTAATGATAACTCAATTGACTCAACTGTTTATGACGGTATAATGACTCAAATATTAAAACCTGGTTCAGGTTCTTATGTTAAAGCATTAGCAACAGGTACAGCAGGTGTTGGTACAACTTTAACAAGTGATGGTGCTGGTGGAGTTCAAGAAATTGAAGATGCATTAATTTCTTTCTATCAAAATTATCGTTTAAGTCCAGATACAATTTATGTAAGTGCTTCTGTATTAACATTAATTACAAAATTAGTTATTGCAAACAATGGTGCTCCATTAGTTAGATTTGCTGGTGATTTCAATGGTTCTAGCTCTTTACAAGCAGGGACAAGTGTTAGATCATATTTAAATAAAATAACTGGTGATTTGATTAAAATTGAAGTTCATCCAAATGCTGCTCCTGGTACTATTATGTTTTATAGTCAATCAGTACCTTATCCATTAAGTAATACTGGTGTTCTTTTAGAAAAATCATTAAGACGTGATTACTATCAAATGGAATGGCCATTAAGAACTCGTAAATATGAGTATGGTGTTTATTTTGATGGCGTATTAAAAAATTACTTCCCACCAGCTTTTGGTTTGATTTATAATATTGCTGCTTAATAGTAATTAAAAATAAAAGCCCTCTTAAAAAAGGGTTTTTTATTTTATACTTGCTTTTTTATATAAATAATGTATAATAATTAAAAAGGATTTTATATGATAAAATTAAAAGCATTAAGCGATAGCTTATTAAAAATAGTTATAGCAGGAAAAGAATATATAGTTAATGAAGAAAATTGTATTGAAGTAGAATTAGTACATTTAGAAACTGCTTTAACACATGGTTTTGAAGTATTTGTAGAAAAAGTAAAAGGTAAAAAATAATGGCTGATTTAACTACATTATCAAATGCTAAACAATTTTTAAGAATAACTGGAACAACTGATGATGCTCTTATTACTCGTTTAGTTACTGCATGTAGTGAATTTATACAAACATGGTTAAATAAAGAATTATCAATTCAGACATATACTGAAAAATTTAGTGGTACAGGAAATCAGTTTCATATTTGTGGAGATTATCCTATAACTTCAATTACTAGTGTTGTTGTAAATGATTTATCTATACCATTATCTCAAAACACAAATACGGCTGGTTATATTAATGATGATGAGCAAATAGCATTACAGGGATATGTTTTTGCAAGAGGTCGTTTAAATTGTGTAATAACTTATCAAGCGGGTTATTCAATAATTCCTCCTGAAATAGAGCAAGCATGTTTAGAATTAATAGCAACAAAATATAAACAAATAGAACATATAGAACAATCAAGTAAAGTTGTTGCTGGTGAAACTGTTGCTTTTATAACTTCTGATATACCTGCATTTATAAAGGTAACATTAAAAAATTATAAAAAAGTTATATCTTTTTAAAAGGATATTATTATGATATATGTTAGATTTGATGATAGTGTTTTACAAAATAAAATAAATAATTATGAAGTTAATATAAGAAAAGCATTAACAGAAGAAATTACAAAACTATCAATAAAGTTGACAAATCACATAAGAACTGATAAACTAACAGGAACAGTACTAAATGTAAGAACTGGTAGATTAAGAAATAGTATAAAATATAATGTTTCTTCAAATTCTAATCAAGTTATAGGAATAGTAAGTACAAATGTTGTTTATGCAAGAATACATGAATATGGTTCTAAAGGTTCAGTTAATGTAAATGGTTTTACAAGAAAAATAAGCCAAGCTTTTGGAAAAAGTATAACTCCAAAAACAGTAGATGTAAAATCTCATATAAGAAGAGTAAATATGCCAGAAAGAAGTTTTATGCGTAGCTCTTTAGCTGATATGAAGAGTGAGATTTTAAATAAAATAAAAGGTGCAGTTGTAAAGGTAGATTTATGAATAGAGAATTAATATATAGTACTTTATTTACATTATTGAAAACAGTACCTAATTTGAATTATACATCAAGAAGATTAAGGCATTGGGATGACATGGGTAATGGTAATATGCCAGCTATGTTCTTAATGCAAGGAAAAGAAACATCTACTGTAAAAACTGGTATGCCTAATATATGGACTTTACATGCAGAAGTTTATGTATATATAAATGCTGGAAGTGATCCAAATGTTGTACCTTATAGTATTTTAAATCCTATTGTAGATAATATTATACATTTATTTGATTCAAAAAATTTACAGCAAGGAAAACAAACATTAGGTGGATTAGTTCATACAGTAAAAGTAAACGGTACAGTAGAGAATGATGGTGGTGCATTAGGTCCAATAGCAATAGCAATAATACCATTAGAAATAACAGTAGCATAAAATTAACAAAAACTAACTTTAAAAAGGAATAAAATTATGAGTCAAGCAGTCTTTGGAGCAGGAATAATGTGGGGAACACAATTACAAGATTCAACAGGTGCAGCAGTAGCTAATGCAACACCTATTATGATTGGTATATTGCAAAATGTATCAGTAGATATATCTTTTGAAACAAAAGAATTACATGGATCTGATAGTCAATTTGCTAAATATGTCGGTCGTGGTAAGGGAAAAATTGATTGTAAAGCATCTATGGGAACTATTAAAGGTGCTATATTTAATAGTTTGTTTTTTGGTCAAGGTCAAACAAGTGGTATAAATTCAGTTGTTTATGATACTGTTGGTGCTGCTATTCCTGCAACTCCATACCAAATTACTGTAACACCACCATCATCTGGAACTTTTCAAACAGATTTAGGTGTTGTATATCAAGCGACCGGTTTACCTTTAACAAAAGTTGCATCTGCTCCAACAACTGGTCAATATTCAGTATCTAATGCTGGTATTTATACTTTTGCTGCTGCTGATACATTATTAGTTGTTTATATTAACTATTCTTATACAGCTACTTCTACAACTGCTGTTAAAAATACTGTAAAAAATATACCAATGGGTTATTCTCCATCATTTTCAACTGAATTATATATGCCTTATGATGGTAAATCTTTGGTTCTTACATTAAACAAATGTATATCAAATAAATTATCAATATCAACAAAATTAGATGACTTTATGATGCCTGAATTAGATTTTAGTGCTTTCGCTGATTCAGCTGGTAATGTTATGTCATGGGCTACAACTGAATAATAATTAAAATAAATAAGTAAAAAATAAAAAGACATAAATTATTATGTCTTTTTATTTGATTTTTATTATTAATGCTTTATAATATATTATAAACTTTACTTTACAAGGAAAAAAAGAAATGACAAAATATAAAGGTTTTGAAATTGAATTAGGTGGTACTCGTTATGTATTCCCATCATTATCATTAGGTGCTGTTGAAAGATTACAAGATAAAATTGATGCTGTAACTTCTAGCGATTCTCAAACAAACCAAATATCAGCAATTATTGATATAGCTCATGCTTCATTAAAAAGAAATTATCCAGATATAACAAGAGATGATGTTGCTGATTTAATTGATGTATCAAATATTCAAACAATTTTTGTAAATATTATGTCAACTTCTGGAATGACAAATGTTAATAAAGATGAGGTTGGTACAGCAGAAGCAAAAAAATAAATTGGGGTGAAATATACTCTCATTTAATCGTTTGCACTGGATGGACATGGGAGTATATTGAGGAATGTATGGATATACCCCGTCTTATCTCTATGAATGAATATTTTGCTGATAATCCACCTTTACATCTTTTAGTTAAAGGATTTATGGGATTTGAAAATAAAAAGAAGAAAAAAATAGAAAATACACAAGAAAGCATTCACGAATTATTAAAAGATATACCTCATGATGTAAATAAAAATAAAAAAATAAAGGTAAGAATGATATAATGTCAAACGAAGATATAAAAATTAGTATTATAGCTGATGCAAGTCAAGCAATAGCAGAAATTAAAAAAATTGCTAATATATCTGCACAAGTATCAGTATCATTTAAAACTGCTATTGATAGTATGAGAGCAGATATAGCGAGATTATCAACTACAACTTCTTCTGGTGCAAGTAGTGTATCAAGCTCATTATCAGGTATGACATCACATCTATCTGCTGTAAGTTCTCATACAAGAGCAATTAGCACTGTAAGTCATGATTCTTTTAGTGGAATGAAACACGCCATTAAAGATGCAGCATTAGAATTAGTTGCATTAGAAGTTGGATTAAAAGCAATAGAAAAAATAGGAGAGGGTATATTTGAATTATTTAAAAATTCATTAGAGTTAAGAATGGATATAGATACCACTAAAAATGGTATAGCTGGTCTTGTATCTGATATGTATACAATAAAAGATGCTAATGGTAAAATATTAGAGGGACAAGATGCTTTTAATAAATCTGTTGAAATATCAAGCGAACAAGTTAAAAAATTACAAAGAGATGCTATAAGATTAGGTTTAACAACAAAAGAATTAGCAGAAACATTTAAAATGGCAATTGCTCCATCTGCTGGTGCTGGTATGAATTTAGATCAAGCAAGGACAATGGCTGGATATGCATCTGTTGTTGGTAAATCTTTGGGAATGGGTCAAGATCAATTAATGCGAGATTATAAAGATGTATTGATTGGTAGAGCAAATACATTATCAAGTGCATTAGGTTTAGGTCATGGTAGTGCTTTACATGAAGAATATTTAACTGCAATAAAAACTGGTAAAGCTTATGAATTTTTAGAGAAACAATTTAAAGCATTTGCTTTATCTGGTGAAGCACAAGCAAACGGGCTAGCAGGTATGTTTAATGCCTTACATGACGTTTTTCAAATGTTCGAGTATGAAATATCAAACGGTCTAAATGGATCACTATTAAAATTAAAGGAATTATTAAAATCTGTATATAATATCGATACTGGTGAATTTACTGACTCATTTAGACCTATTGTAGCATTATTAAATACTATTGGTAAATTATTAGGAGATGAGATAGTTAATGGTGTAAAATCTGTTATCTCTTGGGTTATAAAAATGGGAGAATACCTAGATAGCGACCAATCTTTTATAAATGGTATGATTGCATTATGGAATGAAACAAAAGGATTTTTAGGTCAGGTTTTTGGCTTAATTGGCGATATTATTGTAATAGTACTTGATCTAGCACATGCTATATTAAATGATGTAAATGGTGGAATAGACCAAGGAAAAGACAAAATAAGTAAAATGGGTACAGCAATGCAAATTTTTACTGGTTTTGTTGCTGCACTAAAAATTGTTTTTTCTGCTATTAGAGATATAGTTGATGATATTGTTAATGCATTAAAAGTTGTTATTGGTGGAACAATTGCATTAACTAATAAAGTTGCAGCTGTAAGTGATAAAGCATTAGCTAGTACAGTTCAGGTTTTTGGTAAAAATTCATTAGGTAAAAGTTTAGAGGATAGAGCACAAGCAAACGAAGAAGCAAAACAAAGAGGTATTAATTTAGCTGCATCAGGAAAACCATTAGAACAATGGACAAAAACAAAAGAGGCAGCATTAGAGGGTGCTGATGATATAAAAAAAGCAGGTGAAAAAGTAAACGCTGAATATAAAAAAGCGATGCAAGATTTAAAAGACAATATTGAAAAAGAAAAACAAAAAGAAAAAGAAAATGAAAAAAACAAGATAATTCCTAAACATCCAAATAAAACAACTGGTAAAGCTGGTAAAGTATCACCACAAGCAGATGCTGATTTTGCTTTACAAAAAGCTCAAATGGAGAGTGATTTATCTTTACAAAGAGAAAATGCTAAACAAGAACAGGAAGTAAATGATGACTTATTTAAACATAATAAAATAACATTAGAAGAGTATTATGCTGAAAAAGCAAAAATTACAACAGCAGATTTTGAAGCTCAAATTAAAATTAAAGAGAAAGAAAAAGCTTTTGCTCAAAGTAAAAAATATGATACTACTGCTGAAAAAACAAAAAACATGGCTGAGGTTGCTACTTTACAGGGTCAAATTAATTTACTTAAATTACAAGAAACTGATGCAATTAAAGCTAATACAAGAGCATTAGAAAATGAAAAAGATGCTCGTAGTGATAATATTGCATTATCACAAGCAAAAAACAAACAAGCTGATTTAGATTTAAAATATTCATTAGAAAAATTAAATCAAGAAAGGTTATTATCATTACATAAAATAAGTAATGAAGAATCTTTACAAATGGATTTAAAGACAGAAGAAGCAAAATATACTGCTTTAAAAGATACTTTAAATAGTAAACTTGCATTAGAAAAAGGTAATGAAAAAGAAGAATTAAAAATAAATGATGAGATTTTAGCTGCATCAAGAGAACATGCTGTAAAGATGGGTGAGATTTATAATAGTATAGCTGTTGAAGCAAACAAAGATGCACAAACAATTACTGATGGATTTAAAAATAGTTTTGCTACTATTATTGAAGATTTAGAATCTGGTAAAAAATCATTTAAAGATAGTATTAAAGAAATGATTAGTAGTGTTACAGCAATGCTTAATAAAATGGTTGCTCAAAAGCTAGCAGAAAGATTATTTGGAACTGTTGATGGTAAAACTGGTTCTGGTGCTGGAATTGGTGGGTTTTTTAGTGATTTAATTAATGGTAAATCAAGCAAATCAAGTACAGATACACCTGCAACTGGTGGTGCTGATTTATCTACTTCTATTATATCAAAATTATCTCCAATGTTTGATTCTATAAGTAGTATGTTTAGTAAGTTTTTTAGTGGATTGGGTGACTCATTTAGTTCTATATTTAGCTCATTAGGTTCAATGTTTAGTAGCTCTGGTGGTGGTTCAGGTGGAGGTATGGGTAGTATGGTTAGTAGTGCAGCATCATGGATTGGTAGCTTAGCATCATTTGATGTTGGTACTAATTATGTACCTAATGACCAAATAGCAAAAATACATAAAGGTGAAGCTATTGTACCTGCTAAATATAATAATCCAAAATATCAACAATCAGGAAGTGTTCATTCTAGCATTAATTTTATAATGAATCAAGCTCCTGATTTAAGAACTCAATCACAAATGGCCACAATGGCAGGAGCTGAATTACAAAGAGCTATGAAAAGAAATGGATAACATAAATTAGAATTAATGCAGTAATAGTATTTACTAATAATATTCTCATTGTTATACTCCTGTAATTAAAGATATTATTACAAACATAAAAATATAAACTAATAATATCTTTAATTCATAGTTAGTATTTTTAATTAAATAATTAATTTTATTGTTTTCTTTTTTTACTATATTAAATTGATTATCGTAATGTGAATCTGGTTTATTATTCATGTTATTTACTCACTTTATTAAAAATTTTATCAGCTAACTTATTTAAATAATATAGTTGAAATTCATCTTCTAATTTTTTATTTTTAATAAATTCTTCAAAAATATTTATTTTATCATTTATAATTTTAATATCTCTATTTATTTTTTTAATTTCAATATCTTTTTTATTTATTTCTTTATCTAATATATTTTGCATATTGTTCTCTCTTATTTTAATTGTAGAAGTATTCCATTTATGTTTTTCTATTTTAATTAATAATTGTTTAAAATTTTCATCAATCAAAATATAACTTTACTATTATCTCTTACAAAAACTCTCTTTAAATATATCACTGAATAAATAAATAAAACATCCATTATTAATGTAATTGCAATCATTTTAATTCTCCTTTGTTGTTTATATATATATATTAAACTACTTTAAATTATTGTCAACTATTATTTTAATAAATTTGATTTAT